GGCGCTCTTCGACGACAAGAGCGCGCTCGTCGACCAGCACGCCAACACCATCAACTTGCCGTCGCGCCACAACCTGACCGCCAACGCGAAAGCGCCGGGCACGCCACTTGTGCCGCAGGCCATCACCGAGACCCAGCAGCAGTTCGTGCTGCCGATGACCAATGGCCACCGCGCGATCGCCCAGGCCATCGAAGATATCGCCGAGATCCAGAGTCGCTACGACATCCGCTCCGAGACGACCATCGCCGGCGCGTACGCGCTCGCTCGCCAGATGGACGTCGACGCGGCCAGCCTGTTCTCGGCGGCGACCAACTCGAGCGGCACCACCGGCGCCGAACTGACCGACGACAACCTGATCCAGGCGCGCACGCTGCTGCGCAACCAGGCCGCCCCGCGACCCTGGTACATCGTCGTCCCGCCCGCCACATACAGCGGGTTTCTCAAGTTAGAGAAATTCACCAACATGCTGTACGTCGGCCAGGACGACGCCGGTACGGCGGTCGAAGAGGCGCGCGTCGGCAAGATGTACGGCGCCGACGTCTACGAGTCGCAGCTGCTGGCGGGCACGGCTCCGAACGCCACGGGCGCCTTCTGGTCCAAGACGCACTACTTCAAGGCCATCCAGCGCCAGCCGACTACCCACACCTGGTACTCGCCGTTGGATCTCAGCTGGGTCGTCAGCATGGACTGCATCTACGGCATGTTCGAGCGCATGGAAGCCGACGAGGCCGCCGCGGCCACGAGCAACAGTTCGAACTGGGCCGTGAAATTGCTCTGTGTCAAGTAACCAGTCGTGGAGGAGACCTTTCAGGGCCAGACCTACGCGGCCTTCGCGACCACGGGCATCCCGGTCAAGGCGCGTCCTGGACGTATCGCCAAGCTCGTCGTCACCGCGGCGGTGACCGGCAGCATCACCATCTACGACAACCCCAGCGCGGCCACTGGCACCGTGCTGTTCACCGCCACGACGCCCGCGGTGGGCATCACTGTGCTCGACATCCCGGCCCGATCCGGCATCTACCTGGTGCCCGGCTCGGCCGGCGCGGGCATCCTGGTTTATTCATAGCTAAACCATGGTCCACATCATTACGCGGCCGAGCACGGAACAAAAAGCGTACGCGGTCCGCTTCCACGTGCGCGCGCCCGCGCGCTGGGACAAGGACGCCCTCGATCAACGTCTGCGCTGGTCGCTCGAGCGCATGATCAGCCGGCTCGCGCGCCAGGGCTGGACGTTTGTCCGCATGAGCGACCAGCCCCCGCGCGGGCCGTTGCCCGTCGTCCCGATCAAGGGCGTCGGCAAGCGACCCATCAGCGGGCCGCGCACGCCGCTGGCGAAGGACGACAGCCTGTGGCGAGTGAGCACGCTGCCGACGTTTGGACCCAAGGCGGCGCACCTGATGACCGACGAGGTCGACTGGGAGTACACCGCCATCTTTGCGCGCGCCGCGATCACCACCGAGTACGTGGCACCCGAGGAGGGGGAAAGGCCGACATGGCTGAAGCGCTAACTCTCCAATCGCCCAACGCGGTTATTGCCGATCAGGGCCTGGTCTACTGCCGCTTTCCGTCCGGCGAGGTCGTGGCGTGCGACGCCTCGCCCATGGAGCTGATGAAGAAGATCAACCGTGGCGTCACGGTGCTGAGCGACTACGGGCAGTTCGGCTCGAGCGCGTATTACATGGATCATCCGTACGAGCCGCTGTTTCAGTCGGGCGGCGCGCGCGAGATGAGTCCTGCGCAGGTGATCGACCTCGGCTACCACCTGCGCCCGCCCCTGGTCCCCACGTGTGAGCGGCACGTCGGCGACGCCAAGGACCATCTCACCCACTCCGGCGCGCCCGGTGCCAGCTCGCCCAAAGCGCAGGGCTGCTGGCGCGGGGCGCGACCGGTGCTTTTTCCACAACTCGAGGGGCGCGCGTTGCCACCGGTGCCTGACGAGTGCGAGTTCTGCGGCCGCGACGACTTTCCCACTGAGCGCGCCCTCAAGCAGCACCAGGACGTGATGCACAACGACCGCCGCCAGCAGCAGCAGCTTGGCGAGGCCATCGTCAGTGGTCTGCAGCAGACCGGTGTGGTGGGTAGCGGTACGGATGCCAGCGCGATCGCCGCGGCCGTCGCGGCCACGCTGCAGGCGCTGGGATACGGCACGCCGCCCCAGCCCGACCCGAACCCCGAACCGGAACCCGAGGACGAAGGCGACGAAGAGCCGGCGCCCGAACCAGAACCCGAACCCCAGCCCGAGCCCGCGGAGAGCCGCAGGCGTCGCTAACACACAGGCAAGGAGGCTTTCCCCGCCATGCCAGGTACACGTGCCCAGGCCAAGAACGTCGTCGACGTCGTGAGTGGCTACTCGAGTGCCGCCGTCACCGCTGCCCAGGTCCTCAGTGAATACGTGTCGGTCGTCTTCGGCCGCCTGTCGGGTATCAAGTTCTCGGCCGTCACCGCGGGCGGCGGCGCGTGCGTCGCCGACGTGCTGGTCAACGGCACCTCAGTGTGGTCTGTCGCCGGCAACAAACCCACGCTCGCCTCGGGCACCGGCGAATTCACCAACAGCGTGCCCGACCCCGGCAGCCGCGGCATCCGTCCCGGCGACCGCATCACGCTGCAGATCAACAGCGTGACGACCACGGGACCCGCGCGCGTCTCGGCCTCGGTGGGCATCGAAGCCAACGCGTAGGGCAACCGACCGTGCTGAATACCCTGGCCGACTACCGGCACCGGCTGGCGGACACGGCCGGCTTCAACGTGCAGACGCTGACCACCGCCGGCGCATCCCAGGCCAATCAGGTCGTCGTCAGCGATTTTCTCTCGAGCGAGCTCGAAGACACGTTCTTCGGCAACACCTGGGAGTATCAGCCCACGGGCCCGAACGCGGGCGAGGTGCGCCGCGTCGTGTACCACGGCCTCGACCCGACGACCGGCACGATCACGCTCGAGCGCGCCCACACGGCCATCACGCCCAGCGGCACGCCGCTCGAGTTCATCGGTCGATTGCCCCCGATGCGCTACGAAGGCCGTCTGGGGCTGAACGACCTGGTCAACAAAGTGCTCGCCGAGTGCTGGACGATCCAGAAGTTGGTTATCCCCGCCGTGCAAGACCAGCGCGTGTATCCCGTGGGCCTGCAGTATCCGTGGCTCGCGGCCGAGGATCAGGTCATCGAGGTCTACTACCGCGGCGCGGCCGCGGCGAACCCCACGGGCCAGGATCAACTGATGATCAACTGGCGTTGGTCACCTGGTGGCGACGACCCTGGCATCGAGATCGCCCAGACACTGAACACCGGTGACGTGCTGCTGCCGCAGGTGTTCGTGCCGATGTCGTGGTGGATCAACACCGGCACGGGCTTCGGAGTGGCCACGACCGAGGGGCTGCACGCCGAGACCGACCAGGCCATCCTGCCGTTGATCGGCATGGAACTGATCGGCACGGCGTGGGTGTTCCTCGAGCTCAGCAAGTGGGGGCTGCCCGACGACCAGAACACCTACCGTCAGCAGCGCGCTTCTGCCCGCGCCCAGGCGAATCAGTGGAAGCGACTCAGCCTCGAGCATCCCAGACGTCGAAAAGAACACTGGCCGAGCGTGCTCACCGTGCGGTCGCGCGACAACTACGGCTACGGTTTTCCCACAGTCCTGACGCCAGGCTAGAGCAGCAGTGCCCTATCCCTTACGTGAATCGATTCAGCTCAATGGGATGGACCTCACGCTGTACCAGTTCAGCGCGCCCGGCCAGCGCCAGCAGCAGCAGGTCGACCAGGAGACCAACATCGTCCAGATCGCCGGCGAGCCGCTGGACGTCAGCGAAGAACCGCTGGTCATGGACACGTTCCACCTCGGCTTCGGCTACTCGTGGCGCCTGATCGAGGGCACGTACGCCTACGCGGAAAATGCCGACTGCCGCTTTCCGCGGCTGGTGCTGCCAGGGCCGCTGGTCACCGAAGTCACCATCACCAGTGCTGACGGTCCGCCGCGTTGCGGCCAGGACTACGCTGGCCATTTCTACGTCGGCGCCGGGCGCTACATCTTTCGCGTACCCGGCGGCACCGGGACGCCCGTGCAGGACTTCGACCTGGGCGCCGGCGGCGTGGCCTGGGCCATGGACACCTTTCTCGGCAACCTGTACGTCGGGACGTCCACCGGGCAGTTGAGCACCTCGGCGCCAGGACCCCTGGTGCGCAACGCGGGCGGCACCTGGACGGGTGGCGGCCCAAGCCGAAAGTCGATCGCGCACGCGTGGTATCAGGCGCAGGCCAGCGGCTCGACTGGCGCCTGGCAGCTCATCGGCCAGGACACGCTCTCGAGCGTCGCTAACGTGGCCGCCGATCCGATGGTGGCCGGCAACTGGGGCGCGAGCATCAGCGTCGGCGACACAACGTACGCCATCAACGCGCTGGTGTCCGACCAGGGCCACGTGTACGTGGCCAAGACCAACGGCCTGCACGACGTGGACGGCACCACGGGTTTCACGCCGAACCTGATGCCGTTCTATGAGACGGCCATCGACGACGACAATGGCGTCTCGGCCATTTGCGCCAATGGCAGCGTGTACGTCAACGACCTGGCCGGCCTGTTCCGCCTGGACGTCTCGGGCGGCTCGACGACCGGCCGCATCACGACCGTCACGCCCGGCCACGGGCTGCCCAACGAAACGCCCATCCGCGGCCGCATCCAGGCGATGACCTCGTACGGGCCGTGGATCATCGCCTCCGTCTACAACGGCCAGGACTCGTACATCATGTGGGGCCGCGACATCCGCCAGGGCGACGCGGGCACCTCACCCTTCGGCTACGGCGCCGGCTACGGACCCAGCCCGCAGGCCATCGGACCGTCACCCATGCTGTGGCACGGCGGGCTGATCAAACTCCCCGGCGAGGTGTGCCGCATGCTGTCGGTCAGCGCGCTGACGTCGCCGCCGCGGCTGTGGATCGGCTCGTGGAATCCGACGGCCTCGAGCGCCCATCTGCGCTGGTGTGTGATCCCGCGTACCGAAAATCCCATGCAGGACAGCGAGATGACCTTTGCCACCGACTGGGAGGTGCACATCCCCGGCGAGGACTGGCAGCACCCGCTCACGACCAAGGACCTGCT